AATAAAATACATGGCTTATTTACTTACTCACTTTAATATTGTGGCAGTAGTGGGCGACTATAATGGCGGTGTTCAGTTTATGAACTCATGCAATGAAAGTACTATATTCAAGGATAAAAATTTAAAGCTAGAAACTATCGAAGCTGAGTTGGACAAACTCGCTGATTACGAGAAGAACTTAAGAAGACTTAGAAATCAATACAACAAAAGTAATAAAAAGTTTGTGTTTTTACGTAAACCTAGCTCTCAATGGATTCGTTTGGCTAATGAGTCGTTACAATCTGCCTTTGATAGAAAAAAAATATTATTTGCAGGAGCAGCGATGAATGATGATTACAACATACAACGTAAATACAGGATCGGAGTAAAGGATTTAAAATTTATAAGGAATGACAGTAATGAAGGCTCTTCAGAGGCTGCCAGAATGATTGATTTGGTTGAGCATCAAAAAGACATGATGGACCTAGTTAAAGTGCAATGTGCTTTAGTCCAGATAACAACTTCAGCTCAAGGGACTCAAAGTTTTGATTTGCCTCCTAATCTAAGAAAACAAAAAGGCGCTGATAAAGCTAGAAAAGACTCATACTCGGCCCTTGTGCTTGGCAACTGGATGATGAACGTTTATTACGACATGCAGACTTCGGGAGATATTGCGGAGCAACAAACATTTACTCCAATGTTTATTTCTTAACTTTTAAAAGTTGAAAGTTAACTTTGAAGTGTAATATCAAATATTGTTATGGCTAAAAGAAAGTATACAAAGCGTTCAGAATATTGGAATAAGTTTAACAAGGAAAACAAATTATATGTTCCTGTTGGAAAAGATGGAGAAATACAGCCAGATTTGTTAGGAGAGCCTTTTTATACCTCAGACGCCTCTTATGATAAAGTGTCTCAAGCAAGAAGGCAATCTATAAGCACTAGTGATTTTGCTGGTTCAAGAAAAAACAGAGCTGCACTTGTTAATTTAAAAGCTAGATTTTCCAGTATTCAGGCTGGATTGCTGCCATATGATTATTCTACAGATGGAGTAACAGTTAGAGATACAATAGAGTTGTGTCAAAAAGCATACTGCAATGTTGCTGTATTTAGAAATGCTATAGACATCATGTCTGAGTTTACAAATACAGATTTGTACTTAGAGGGCGGAAGCAAGAAAAGCAGAGAATTTTTCTATGAGTGGTTTAAAAAAGTAAATATTTTAAATATTAAAGACCAATATTTTAGAGAATATTATAGAAGCGGGAATGTATTTTTATATAGGGTTGATGGTAAGTTCAAGGCCGACGATTACGCTAGGTTAATGAATCAGGTGGGTTCTATAAACCCCTCAGCAAACAAAATACCTTTGCGTTATATTTTACTAAATCCATACGATATTGTAGCCAAAAGATCTACAACTTTTTCAGTTGGTGCTTACGAGAAAGTTTTATCAGAATATGAACTAGCGAGACTTCAAAATCCTCAAACAGAAGAGGACCAAGATCTTTTAGAGAGTTTAGACCCTGAAACACAAGAGATAATCAAAAAGGGAGGATATGGAGCAAAGGGGTTAAAATTAGCTTTAGACCCACTAAGGTTATCTTTTTCTTTTTACAAAAAACAAGATTACGAACCATTTGCTATACCTTTTGGCTTTCCTGTATTGGAAGATATAAATGCCAAGATGGAACTAAAGAAAATGGATCAAGCCATAACCCGAACTGTAGAAAATGTTATCCTGCTGATAACAATGGGTGCAGATCCAGACAAGGGCGGCGTCAATCCTAATAATTTAGCGGCGATGCAGAACTTGTTTAAAAATGAGAGTGTCGGTAGAGTTTTAGTTTCAGATTACACTACAAAAGCTGAGTTTATTATACCTGAGCTGAATAGGGTCTTAGGGCCAGATAAGTACAAAATACTTAACGAGGATATTAAGCAAGGCTTACAAAACATAGTCGTTGGAGAAGAAAAGTTCAACTCAACACAAGTTAAAGCTCAAATATTTATTGATCGCTTAAAAGAGTCTAGAACTGGATTTTTGAATGATTTCCTACAGAGAGAAATTAAAAGAATATCAAGAGAGCTTGGATTTAGATCTTACCCCGAAGTAAAAATGAAAGACATTGATATGAGGGATGAGACTCAACTAATGAGGGTTTCTACTCGTTTGATGGAGCTTGGTATACTTACTCCACAACAAGGAATGGAAATGTTCCATAACGGCAGATTCCCAGAGGCAGACAAGATAGCTCCTGCACAAAAGGACTTTGTGGCAGAAAGGCAAGAAGGTTACTACAATCCAATAGTTGGTGGTGTTCCTATGATTGACGCTGATATTGGAGGGTCAAATAAAACTCAAAAGCAAGCTGGCAGACCTGAGGGAACAGTTGATATACCTATTGTAAATGCCCAGTATTCTAGGGCTAATATACAAAAAACTATTTATGAAATAGATGAATTTATAAACAATGCAGAATCTGCAATGGTCAAACAGATAAAGAAAGAAGAGCTATCTGACGGCCAAAAACAGATGGTCGCTGAGCTTTGTGAATCTATCGTTTGTTCTGAAAATAAAGAATCTTGGGCAGAAACCATGGAATCATGTGTAAAAGACTTCAAGGAAATAGAGACTTTACAAACTTTAACAGAAGTTTTGTCTATCTCTAGTGAACATAGACTTGAATTATACCCAGCAGCAATTCTTTACCACAGTAACAACGAAGATAAATAATGGATTATAAGTATACTACTACTTTTGAATGCACTCTTTCTAGCTGCGAAATCAGCGAAGCTTCTTTAATTTCAAAGGCTTCTTTAGATAATTTAGCTCCACTTGTCCCAAAAGATATAGATTATAAAAGCAATATAGATTTGCTTGGAGTTGCTTTCAATGCAGCTGTTGTCAATAAATTTAATAGAAATGGCGATGGAATGGACAGTGCTACCGCCAAAAAATACACACCGAATTTCGTTCACAAACCAACTAATATAGAACATGACAAACAAAAAGTTGTTGGTCATATAGTCGATGCAGGGTTCAGTTCGTTTGAATCTAGTGAAATTATAAAAGCAGAAGATATTGAGAAGAAAAAAGATCCATTCAATATATCTTTGGGCGCAGTTATTTACAAATCTGTAAATAAAAATTTTACTAATTTAGTAGAGAAATCACTAGACCCAGAAGACCCAGCTTATAAAAAAGTATCTGCTAGCTGGGAGGTTGGATTTAGTAACTATGTTTTAGCTGTAGGAAGTGATTACTTAAAAGACGCAAAAATAATCTCAGATCCTGAAAAAATACAGGAAATGAAGGGTTTTTTAAGGAGTTATGGAGGCACGGGAAAGACCGATAAAGGTGAAAAAATATACCGTTTAATAGTTGGAGATATTTACCCTTTAGGTATTGCTTATACCTTAAATCCTGCCGCTGAAGTAAAAGGATTATACTCCGATCAGGTTAAACCTGATAAAATTTTTATAAACGATAAACGTGATAATATTTCACAAAATTTTAATTTAAATGTAAAACCCAAAAAGGATATTAACGCCATGGAAATTGAACAAACTATTTCAGAACTAAAGGAGCTTCTTAATGAAAAGAAATTTTCTAAGGAAGCTGCCGCTTCAATGACAGAAACCTTCTCACAAGCTATTAAGCAGCGGGATGAGCAATATCGTGCTGATCTTGAGGTGGCTAAATCAGAAAAAGCAGCAATCGCTAAAGAATACGAGGGTCTTAAAGCTTCAGTAGCTGAACTCGAAGAAAAACTTGGAGCCGCTAATGAGCGTATCTCAGTTTTTGAAAACGAGAAGAAAGCAGAAGAAGCCGTCGCTCGTTTTAACGAAAGAATGGATTCTCTAGATCAATCTTATGATTTAGACGATCAGGACAGAGAATTTCTCGCTAAAGAACTTAAAACTCTTGAAGGAGAAGAAGAATTTACTTCTTTTGCTAGCAAGCTAGAGGTTCTTTGGAAGCATAAAAATAAAGAAGTACAAGCTTCATTCAATGACGAAATTGAAAAGCGCATTGATGAAGAAGTTGCTAAAAGGGTAGCTACCGCCTCAACTGAAGAAGTTGAAGTTGAAGCAGCTCTTGATAATGCTGAGGAAGTCGATTCTGCTGTTCCAAACACTAACGAAGCCGTTGCATCTGATGACGATTCCATCGTTGATAGATTCAGAGACGCTTTTAAGCGTGAGAACATCGAAATTTCATAACTTAACTAACTAACAATATTAACCATCATGTCAATTAGAATTTTACCATTCAGACAATACTCTGATAATGATGTTGTGAACCTATATGCGCTTGAAGGCGATGCGGTTCTCGACAGTACGACTGGAACTGGCGGCGGCGATGCTGGCGTTTTTGTGAAGGTTTCTGCTGGTGACTTCAACAAGGAGCCTGTTGATTATCAAACAAATTCATATTTGGGCGATACCAGCTTTCCTTTCTTGGGGACTACTAAAATGTATCCTGAAGTCAATCTTAAAATCACAGGCGTATCATCTGGAGAGTCTCCACTAGGAATAACTCTTAACCAGACCGCTAAAAACGACGAGAACGGAGAGAAACTTCTCTATAACCCAACTAAGCAGATTGAACTTCAAGCTGCTCTTCCTGGGCAAGCTGTTCCTGTCGCAACAAAGGGCATCTTTACTATCTCTGCTTCAGCATTTGATGGTACAGCTTCTTTGTACCCTGTCGGATCTGGAATTAGAACCTCAGATAGCAACGTAGGAAAAATCACTGGAACTGCTCCAACTAACTCAGCTTCTTTCGGAACTGTTATTGGAACTGGATCTCGTTCAAGTGAAGGACCAACAACTGACCAATTTGCGGGTGAGTTTCTCGTTGTGAAAATCAATTGTGGATAAATTTTAACCCAGTTTAGAAATATTTTTAAAATGAAAATTACTTTAAAACGCACCCCAGAGCAAGTCGAGCTTATTAAAGCTATGGCTTCTCGCAACAAGACTGTTGCATATGAGGCGCAAGTAGCTCTTGCCGAGTTTATCGGTCCAGTTTTAGCTGAGGTTCTTAACCAAGCTCCAACTGTAAGCAACTTGTTCCAGTCACTTCAGTTCAACGCTGATGATAATCCAAGCATACCTTTGGATCTATACTATGACATTTCCGATGAGGATTATGTTCAGGTTTGGAGCCAGAGCCACGCTGGTGGTCTTCCAACTTCACAGGTTCTTCCAACAGCCTCTGAGTTGAAACTTGCTACTTATAGCCTTGATAGTGCTGTAAGCTTTGATCGTCGTTATGCAGCTAAAAGCCGCATGGACGTTGTAAGCAAGACTTTCACTCGTGTTGCTCAGGAAATCCTTATTAAGCAGGAAACTACTTCAGCTACTTTGCTTATGACTTCTGTAGCTGCTGCTAGCACAAATTCAAAAGCCCACGTACAAACTAACAATGTTGCAGGTAAGTTCACACTTTCTGACATGAACGATCTTCTTACTCTTGCTAAGAGAATCAACACTTCATGGATCGGTGGAACTCCAGCTGCTCGTGGTAGAGGTTTAACAGACCTTATTTGTTCTCCAGAGGTTGTTCAAGACATCCGTTCAATGGCTTATAACGCTATTAACTCTCAGGATGCAGACGGTACTGCCCCAGCTGGTACAGACGGTCTTGCAGCTCCTGACGAGCTTCGTATGGACATTTTCCGTAATGCAGGTATTCCTGAGTTTTACGGTCTTGGAATTATGGAGATCAACGAGCTTGGAACAAACCAGAAGTTTAACACTTTGTTTGACACTGCTGCTGATACTACTACTTATTACAATGCAGACGGATCAACAGGAGGAATAACTTTTGATACTGCAACTGACGACTTTGTTCTTGGTGTAGATCGTTCGAAAGATTCCCTTGTTCGCGCAGTTGCTGTTGACGCTGAAAGCGGTAGTGAGTTTACTCTCATTGCTGA